TCCTACCAGGAAAAATTATTATTACCAGATCCAAACGAATTTCTATCACTGAGTTGATTTGTATATATAGTACCGGTTTGTTCATTAGCGTACTGTACCCATGAGCGACGTTGAACAAGTAGTTCTTGTCTTTTATATTCTGGGAACAATGATTCTGCACTGTCGTTATCATTACGATCTTGGAATATCTTAATTGCAGCACCATACGCTATGTATTGCCACCATTGTTCTAGTTTGGGTGTATCACCCGCTGCAAGTAATGCTGATGGTCGTATATACACTTCCATTTCAATTGGATATGGTTGGTCTGGTACTGGTCGCACAGTAAATTTATTATCATAATAAAGCAGGCTTGTTGGTCGTGATGGATTGTAAGGGAATGTCATCGCATTGACTTCAATACCCGCCTTAGGCGCAATGTTAAAACTTATCTGGAAAGCGCCAGTAATGTAGTTAATAGTGTTTAATCCGGCACCTACATCTCCGATAAGATTACCCGCTCCATCATCATGTAATTCCAAGCCAGTATTAGCTGTGGTAACTGATGAAAAGGTGACATTGTTTCTGAGTACTGGAATTGCGGTTAAGGTACCAGTAAAATCAGTTAACCCACCAATTGTACCCGAGGCTACTTGAACAATGTTATTTGTTTTAGGCCATATATTAAAGTATTCTTCTGGCTTTTGAGAGAACATCATTTTGCTACCAGCAGAATACATCGGATAATGTGTCGTGATATAGTTCTGGTCAAAGTTTAACAATTGAGGGACTATAGCGGTACTATCGGTTGCATATTCAGATATAAAGGGTTCACACCACCACGTTAATTTTGTTCTTAATGAAAACAATCTCAGTTCTTCTGGGAAGTCATATAAAACAAATGTATTTACATACTCAATGATTTCAGCATCAGATATCATTTGTGCAGACGGAGAACGAGTAAGTCTTCTTACTTTTATAATTATTGCCTGTAAATTTGATGCCATAACTTTCTCCTAAGGGTATGGTAAAACATTTTTAGTTGCGCCAAGTAAGGTTGTAGCGACTTCACCAGAAGGGACTGCTTGAGCGCTTTGTAAAGGGGCTGCAGGAACCACAAAAGAATCAAACAAGCTTGAATCAATATCCGTTACAAAAAAATCAGGAAACGCAGGAAAAACAAGAGTAATCAATCCAGTTTTGCCGTTCAATTGATTCATGCCGTATTCAGCAGGTATAAGAAACTTAATATATTGACCAACAAGAAATGTATGCGCAAAAGATGTTTGCACTACTGCAAATTGTTGTCGTGTTATTCCAGTGATTGTAGCCAAGGCTGGTGTAAATGTAGGAAACAGTTCTGCTCCGCTTGGCATATCAATCCTTTAAAATGCTATTTCTGGTGTTTCAATTTCTACGGTAACAATATTAGTTGAAGTAAAATCTGCATCTTCAAAATCAAGCTTTTGGAAGTTAGTTCTGTGATTTTTAGAATTGATTCGGACAGTTCTTTTACCATCCGCATTTCTTTCATTAATATGAACCGGAGTAAATACACCGACTGCTAAATGTTTTGCTACCATATAAGGAAGTTCATAGTTATTACCATCTATTAATGAATAACTACGTACTTGATCCTCAGGATACTTATGAAAAGGAAAGGTTAATTCTGCACCCTTTGTTTCTAAGTTAGAGAACTTTCCTTTAACCATAGTATGATCACGATCATATTGCTTCTTATACGCTTTTTCTTTTTCTTTATCGTTAAATTTTGGCATATACATTTTTTTTCCTTTTTAAAGAGGGCACCCAATTACGAATGCCCTATGTGTATTATCTATTATCTACCAAGTAAGATTTGCCAGCTACCCAATACATAACGTCACCAATAGCACCAGCAGGACCAGCCGTTAAGCCAGCAGCTGCAGCACCACCAAGTGTCATACCAATTATTGAAGTATTAACTACCGCATCAGCCAATGTATCTACATTATTAGCAAGTGATAAAGCAGTATTTTGACCAAATACATTTACCGTTGCAGGCGTGTAGTCACCGTTAGCCCCTATTGTTGCGTTCGTAGGGAATACGAATGCATTAAATGCACTTGTATCTAAATCAGTAGTGAATGTGCTTGCAGTTACCGCGTTAATGGTTGCAGTCAATTGGTTAATCTGAGTCATAGCATTTTGTGGAGATACAAGGTTAAATCGAACCTTTTGACCAACACGATACCCATGATCAACACTTGTTGTTACTACCGCATTTGCCGCTCTTGTAATATTTACTATAAAGCGGTATTGCGGATAGAAGATGCTACTCACGTTTACTTTGCGCCAGAAACCGGCGTTAGCAGATGCGCCAACCGTGTTTGCTAATGCATTAGTAATAGTAAAAAGAAGATTGTTATTAACGGTAATTTGGAAATCAATTCCGTTAAGTGCAAACCTATCAAGAAGAGCTGCAGATTGACTTAGTCTAACCACATCACCAGTTTTTAATGCAATACCAGAAGCTGCAATAGAAGATGTAGTTATTGCTGGATTTACATTATTAGATGTTGCTGCTGTAGCAACTGATGCTGATATTAATGGATCATTGCCTTGATCAAGTGTCGTAAAACCCAAGGGAGCAGGTACAACACCCATAGTTAATGGATCATTTGCCACAGTATCTAATTTAACAGTTGCAAAAGCTGTACCACTTGGAAAACCACGTTGCCAATAGAATGTAGTACCAAGGTCAGCAGCGCCGCCAATTGTTGCAATAGCAGTTGCATTGTAAACCCACATGAAATCTACATTAGATGGGATAGCAAGGTTAACATTAGAACCATTAGCAGTAAATCTGCCTTGAGTTATTATTGTTCCGTCCATCTTAAACTCCTAACCGTAAGGTACATCTTAAAGCAACAACCCACGCGTCATTTAAAATTCTATATGCCGCACCAAATTTATAACCAGCTGTAATATTTTGCGCCAAGGCACCCGAGTAAATTGCAGGGCGAAAAAGAAACTGAGCTGAAAATTGGTCTTGTTCAACGATTCCGTATGATTCTTTAGCGACGATAAAGACATTTAGAATATCTCTACCGAGTGCGGAAGCGTTAGGAATTACAGAACCAATTGAAGATACTAAGAAGCGGCAGTTATTCACTGCGCCCCACTCAGACTCAATTGTTTTGCTTTGATCAGGATATTCAGACTTAGCAATAAACTTAGGCATAATAGCGGGATTTTGAAGATCTGGGATTATACGGCTATTTGCCAACCCTATGAAACTATTGCGCGTTGGAGATGTCGCAAATTTCAAGTCGCCTTCAATTCCACCTAAAAACGTGCGTGCATCGTTATTAATTAACTGAGTAGTTACTTTATCAATATCTGGTGTAGTAATATTTGTAGGAAGATCACCATTGGTACCAAAAGTTGCGTTAACAAATGCGGCTGTTCCTGAAAGCATGTCACGTGTGAGTTCGTCTTCTGTACGACGTAAACTATCACCCAAACGAATAGCAGCGTTGTTTAAAACGTTGTCTTGAGCTTGTAAAGTTACTTGCTCGTTAATTATTATATACGTTCCATAGAATGAAATTTCAGCATCAATATCGACAGCGGTCAAAAGTTGCGCATCAGGGTCGATTCCGGTATTACCGAGAGGAACTGTTGCGGATGACAGGGGATTATAACGTCTGAATCGTGCAATATTACCACCTCGTGCTGGCATATGTTCACGCATCGCAGGGATACGGTGAATATAGTTAGGCACTGGAGTGCTTAATATCATTTGATTAAATGATACTTGAACCTCAGGAGGTAATACGCCTGTAGTAGTAGTTCCTGGCATGGTACACCTTTATAGTATAAATTTTATATGTTTTCTTTGGTTCAAGTTGGACGAGATCTTGAAAAAGGTTGCGTCCTTATAAGATGTGTGGGAGAACGAAGCCCAATTGCGTTCAATAAAAGGTATATCACGCCGTAAAAAATGGACAAAAGGATTTTGAATTAATATAGTAATAAAACTTATTGGGTCATGCATTATCATGATTATTATTACCCCGGATAGCCTCTTGCCATCTGGGGTTTAATTTTGAAATACAATCTCCACCATAACGTTTTAAGTCATGATGGAGAAAAAGGAAAACACTGAAAAATGATTTATTTACGTCGTGCATTTTCTTGCATTTGAGTCCATATTTGACGCTTACGCTCATCACTTAGATCACCAGCAGAAAAAGAAGAAGCGTGAGTTAACGGGCTATTACTGCTTTGAGATGCAATAGCAGCAACATTTTTTGGCTTGTTCAAATTATTTTGAGCTTTCAGATGATCATGAGAATAGTTTGATTGTGAACGAGAAATACCTAAATCTTTAAGTATGGAATATGTTGCAGCAGCTTTACTATATATGTCTTGTGTTTGATGAAGACTTGCCGCAATTTCAGGCTTAAGCTCGCGCAACCTTTCAATATTTTCTTTAGTAACAACAGTATCAAAATCATTATATTTGGATCTCAATTTATTTTCTATAGAACTTGATTCAGTGACACGACGAGCCTCTTCCATTTGTTGTCGGTAGTGCTGAAGTTCTTTCTTAATAGCAGCTAACTCAGGTTTTATATGTCTACCTTCAATAATATCGTCATCATCATAAGATACTGGACTTGGTTCTGGTTCGGCGTACTGTTGTTGTTGTTGATATTGTTGCTGAATAGCTTGTTGCTCTAATTGTCTTATAAATCCAAATGCTTCATCTCGTTCTTTTTGCATCTGT